GAGGAATCGTTTAAAGAAAAGTCAAAGGATTTTGCTCTCGACTTTCCTGATTACGAAACCAAGATTACTGCGCCCAATTTCCAACAATCGGATTTTGTAGCGAGAGCAATCGTTAACGATTTTGATAATGGCCCTGCTGTTGCTTACTGGCTTGCCAGTAATCCGCAACAAGCTCAAAGAGTCAATCAAATGTCGCAACTAGAGGCGATGAAAGCTCTTACGGTTGTTTCAACCGCTCTAAGTATAGCCAAGCGACCTGTCAAAACTACTAACGCTCCTGCGCCTTCTAAATCAGTAACTCCGAGAGGAAAGGTGTCGAAAGACCCTGACAAGATGAGTCCGACTGAATACGCGAAGTATCGGGGGTATCGAAAATAGGTACTAAAAAATGGCTAATTCACTACTTTCTCCAAGTGTTATCACGAAAGAAGCCTTGGCAATACTACATCAGAAGTTAAATTTCATTGGTACGATCAATACTCAATATGATGACCAGTATGCTAAGTCAGGTGCGAAGATCGGCAACGATCTTAAAATACGCCTTCCTAACGAATTTTCAGTTCGTACAGGCGCAACCCTCAGTTCACAAGATGTGACTGAGAATTCAGTTACGTTGTCTGTGGATACCCAAAAAGGTGTTGACTTCACGTTCTCAAGCGAAGAACTGTCAATGCACATCGACCAGTTCAAAGAACGTTATATTGAACCAGCGATGGCTGTATTGGCGGCGAACATTGAGAGCGATGCGCTTTCCATGTCGAAGGACGTGTTCAATTTTGTCAACGGCGTCGGCTCTGCCAACTCCTTTGCCAATATTACAAAGGCGCAAAAAGACTTGACGGTCAACTTAGCGCCTTACGGTGATCGTAACTATCTGCATGATCCGCAGAGTGTTGTCGATATGCTGGCTGACACCAAGGGTCTGTTCCAAGATTCGGGGCAGATTGCCAAGCAGTACAAGGAAGGTCTGTTGGGTCGTATCTCAGGATTCGATCACTACGAGAACACCCTTGTGCCGACGCACACCACGGGTACTGCCGCAGCTACGACAGGCTATCTCGTCAATGGCGCAAGCCAGGCGGGTTCTAGCTTGACTGTAGACACTGGATCAACGACGTTCCTTAAAGGCGATATTATTACTATCGCTGGTGTGAATCGCGTGCATCCAGAAACCAAGGCCGATACTGGAGTTCTTCAGAACTTCGTTATCACTGGCAACAGTGGAACATCTGCAACGACGTTGGCGATCAGCCCTGCGATTGTGGCAACAGGCGGAACCCAGAATGTATCTGGTACTCCTGCTGACAACGCCGCAGTATCGAAAGTTGGTGGTGGTAACGGTGCAGACTGGACAGATACCTTAGCTTACGCGAAGGACGCTTTCTGCTTCGCCACGGCTGACCTTGTACTTCCTGAAGGCGTAGCTTTTGCGGCTCGAGAAGTCATGGACGGCATTTCAATGAGGATTGTCAGAGACTATTCAATTAGTGCTGACACGTTCCCTTGCAGAATTGACATTCTGTACGGTTACAAAACAATCCGACCTGAAATTGCGACCAGGGTTGGAATCAACTAGAACCACTGAAAGAAGCGGGGTTTCGGCCCCGCTTTTTTTTGGACTGATTATGGCAACTAGTCAAAATATTATTGATGCGGCAACCAGTTTGATCAGGGTGCGTACATCGGGTGTGACGTTTAGCACTGACGACAGCAGTAAAAATGGCGACGTATTTACTGCATTAAAGAATTTAATTAACGAATATGGTGAAGATGGCTTGCTGGCGATCCCTGCGCCCAGTTCTCTGAGTGCCACGCTTGAAATACCAAACGGCGCTGTACGCGCGCTAGAGTTCGCTCTAGCGGTGGACATTTCGCCTCAATTCGGCATTGATCCATCGCCTGTTGTGGCAACGGTAGCGCAAGACACAAAAGAACGCTTGGAAGCTGACATCACGCTCGACATGAGCGTTGACATGAGTGACCTTCGCTTCACCTATGGCAAATACAACATTATGGATGACAGTCTGTGAGAGCCGCCATACCGCTTGAATCAAGTTACGCCAGCACCAGGCTGGATGCTAACCGACAGCAAACGCTGAACTTGTTTCCGCATACGCTACGAGGTTACAGGCAGATACCTGGCTACGTGGAGTTCGCTAACTTTCAAGCAACGGGCGAAGCTATTACTGACAGCAACGAGTCAGCTTTAACCGACAGCAACTCTGAAGCGATTACCGCCAGTATTACCCCTGGGGGTGCTGATAGGGGGCTGATTGCTAATGGCCCGAATGGGCTGCTGTATCAAGTCACAGGCGATGCCCTGTATTCAATTGATTCAGGTGGCGCAGCTATCTTCCTTGGCGAAATCGCTAACTCACCGAATGCCGTTGTCATGGCAACAGATCAAAACCAACTGATCATCACGACAGGCGGCACACCAGACGCTTATGTCTACACCGTTGCAGCGGGTTTGGTGGAAATCAGTGACAGCGACCTGCTTCTGACAAGCTCAGTGGCGTTTTTAGATTCTCGCTTCATTTATCAGCAGCCTGATGGTTTTTTCGTTGTATCTGCCTTGAACGACGGGACAAGCATTGAATCGCTAGATTTTGCTCAAGCAGAGGCGTTACCAGATGACCTGTTACGGGTTTTCAGTCTAAACCAACGGTTGTACTTATTCGGTCAAACAACCACTGAGATATGGTTTACCAGCGGTACAGGGCGACCACCGTTATCACGTCAAAGCGTTATGCAGCATGGCATTTGCGGAACCCATGCAGTCGCATCCAGTGACGGCATCATTTATTTCATTGATTCAAATCGCAGACCTGGGATGATTTCGGGTGAGAACTTTCAGCCGCTATTCGTGCCTGCGATTGGTGAGCAGTGGGCAAGCTATGACAGCGGTGATTTTGATACTGTTCGCGTGACGGCGTACTCGCTTCACCAGGAGCAGTTCGTTGATTTTATTTTTGCTGATCAAGGTCAAATCTGGACGTATCACATCACGTCGCAAACCTGGTTTGAAAAAGACTTCATGACCACCAGCGTTGTTCACGACTTCGATTTCGTACTCGCGGCACACTCTGCCAATAAAAAAATCTACAAGCTGGATTTCTCTAACTTTCAGGCTGATGGTGCAAACATCACTCGCAGAAAAGACCTGCCCTTAATTAGCAGCGAGGCTCTCGATGTGGGCGGTGCTGAAATGGTGATCGATCAAGTCAAGCTGCATTTAGATACTAGCGCGAGCTCGAGTGTAGCGCTGAAAGTCAGCAAAGATTTATCAAGTTTTACGACGATCAACACAATGACCCTGAACGGAAACAAAACAATTGATATCAATGGTATTGGCAAGTGTCGAGAAATCATCGTTAGGGTTGAGACAAGCTCAAATGCTCAGGTTGATGTGCTCGACGCAGCCATCGATGCACAAATTTTAAGAGGTTAGAATGGGCCAGTTAACGCAAACAACAACACAAGTTCAGACCCTGCTGAATGACGCTGATGCCTCAAATGTTGGAAATACCAGCATCTCTGATGCCTCAGATACAAAATCCACGGCAGTAAAAAAATCTGGATTTTATTCACTAGGGGCCAGCGCATCCAACGCACCTTCGTCTGATCGCTCTGTCATGATCTCTGCCGTCAGGAACACGGCAGCTAGTGGTGAGATTCGCTACGGTCAAATCGTGCTGACAGAAGGCTCTGGGCTGTACTGGGCGGTAGATGACAATGGCACACTCAGCAGTTGGAGTGAGGCGATCGGAACAGCCACCACACAAACACTAACCAATAAGACACTGACCAGCCCCGTTCTCACGACTCCCCAAATCAACGACAGTGCTGCTGATCACCAATATGTCTTCGCTGTTGCTAACCTGGCGGCTGACCGGACAGTCAGTTTGCCGCTTTTAGCAGGTAACGACACATTCGTCTTTGAAGCCTTTACGCAAACGCTGACCAACAAAACCTTGACCTCGGCAGTGTTAAACACTGGGGTCAGTGGTACAGCGATCAAGGACGAGGACAACATGGCGTCCGACTCTGCGACGCATCTCGCTACGCAGCAATCAATAAAAGCGTATGTGGATGGGCAGGTTAGTGGAGTAACCGCGAGCAGCACCACGACGTTTACCAACAAAACCATCAGTGGAAGCAATAACACCCTGTCCAATATTGCGATGTCATCGACTGCGTTTGTTGCTGGCACAGGCTTAACGCTATCCACCAACACCGTGAATATTGATGCTGCTCAAACGGGCATAACTAGTTTGCTAGCGACCGACATCAAGATTGGTGAAGACGATCAGACCAAATTAGATTTTGGTACAGCTAACGAAATTCATTTGTATGCTGACAATGCCAAGCGAGTCACGATTGATTCGACAGGGCTTACAGTTAATTCGGGCAGTTTAGAAACCGCAACGATTGATTTTACCGATGGTGATAACGCATTAACGATTGCAGACGGGGGCGGGATAACGGCAGCGGCTGGTATTACAAGCACAGCAGCCGCTAATGCTTTTGGAGCTAGTTCTGTCACTGGGGCGTTACAGCTTAAAAACGGCTCAACCTCGGCTGGTTTCTTAGAATTTTTTGAGGATAGCGATAACGGTACAAACAAAGTAACGCTTATTGGCCCTGCGTCTACGGCTGATATAACGCTCACATTGCCATCAAGTGATGGTGATGCAGATCAGTTTTTACAGACGAATGGTAGTGGAGTGCTTAGTTTTGCATCAGCTGGCGGAGCTTATACAGCTTGGGCAATCAAGACTGCCAATTACACAGCAAGTGCTGGCGATCAACTTGTGTGCAACCACGCATCCACAGCCTTCACGATCACGCTGCCAGCAGGTTCTGCCAACGACACTGTGATCATCGCAAATGCAGGAGCAGCGTTGGTAACTGTCGGCAGGAACGGCAGTCAGAAAATTAACAGCGTTGCAGCAGACGGCACAATAATTCAAGGCGCAAGCGTACAACTAGTCTATGTCGATGACACGATTGGCTGGTTTGAGATTTAACGGAGAAATAATATGGCAGTTTTAGGAACCAACACTCAATCTGTGCTTGAGCAGATTCTACTTACTAACAGCCAAACATGGACTGTGGGTCGAACAGGTGTCATCCGAGTTATTACAATTGGCGGTGGTGGCTCTGGTGCGGCAAGCTCCAATGTAGGCATAGCCACTGGCGGTGGTGCAGGAGGGTTGTCCGAACAAATCATTTCGGTAAAAGAAGGCGATACCTACACTGTTACAATTGGTGCTGGCGGCGCATCCTCTCAATCATCAAATAGTGCTGTTGCAGGAAATAATGGGGGCAACAGTCGTTTTGTTACGGCTTCAGGAACCACCGTTGATCTCAATGGAAACGGAGGCACAGGCGGCGCTGCACTGAAATCATCGACATCAGCAGCGGCTGGTGGTGCTGGAGGAACAGCCAGCGGAGGTACCTCCAATCGTGTTGGCGGCGCAGGTGGTGCAATTGGAGCTGGTGCGAATGATGGTAGTGCCGCAACGGGTGGTGGTGCAGTAGCCATAAGGTCGGCTGTTGGTCATGCAGGTGGAGCAATTCCTGCCGCAATTTCCTCGCAAGAACGCGGCACAGGTGGTGGCGGTATTGGAGGAGCTGGAGGTGCTTGCACAGGTACGACTGCGGGTGCTGTGGGCACATCAGGTGGTGGTTCTGGCGGGCCAGCAGCGAGCGTCAGTGCTACACAAAATTCTGCCACAACTGGCTTTCCAATCACAGGGGGCATCAGGCAGGGGGGTGCGCTGTCTTTAGCTGGAGCAAACGGTGGCGTGAACCTCTCGGAGCTAACAACGAATGCTTCTCAGAAATCTCAGGGTGTCACTCTCATTCAGGGTACTCAGGCTGGCGGAGCCTTCCCTTCAAACATTCTTAATGTGTTTGGTGATGGCGGGACAGGTGTGGGCGGGACTTATAATGATGGGGTACGGTCTACAGGCGGTGCGGGTGCTGGAGGAGGTGCTAGTGTTGGAAACTTCAACGAATTTGCCGAGGCTACAGGAGGCATTTTTGCTGGAGGTGGAGCCTTGTGTGCCGACTCTAGTGATGGCAATAGTGCTGCGCTGAAAGGCAACGGCGGCCCTTTGGGTGGCGGTGGAGGTGCCGGAGCTTGCACTGGGAACCATGATATGTTTTCTGGCGACGGTGGCAATGGCGTCGTAATAATTCACTATCTGGCCTACGGTTAAGGAAAGAAAAATGTCTAATAAATATGTTATTAAAGATGCTGATGGGAATCAGATAGATTTCGTAGTTGGTGCAGAAGATTTTGTTGAGGCTAATTTTAGCAACTACGAACTGTGGGTTGATCCGCAAGCGAACCAAATTGAACTGATCACTGCGAGACAGTGGAGAAATAGCGAGTTAGAGCAAACTGATCGCGTTATGGCAGTGTCTGACCATCCAGAGCTAGAGGCTTACAAAACGTATCGGACAGCACTGAGAGACTGGCCTTCAACAGATGATTTCCCAGATACAAAGCCAACGCTCGGCAGTTAAATAGATGGACGTTAATTTACTAGATTTCTGGCCCGTATTTGTGGGGTTCATCACACTTGTCATCGTGCTTGCGAAGATGCATCTGTCAATTGACACGCACAGTGAAAAAATAAAAACTCTATTTGAGTTGTGGAATAACAAGTTTAACAAGCAGGCAACAGAGTGGGCGTTATGAAAACTGATTTACAAAAACATGAAACCGAATGCGCCCTTCGTTATGAAGGTTTTAAAGAGCAGTTTAAAACGGCCAGCGACAGAGTTACTCGATGTGAGCTTGCCATCTACGCGTTATATCCTTTTATTTGCACGCTCGTCTTGGGTGCCAGCTTCCTAAAATGACATCACGAATACTGCGCGATCCGTTAGCGATCAAAGTGCCAGTTGAAATAGAGCCGCTTCGCCAAGTAGTTATCGATATTTTCAGTTTAGTAAAGCCGTTTTATTCGCGCCAAACCAGCGCATATACGACCACTGGAAATGCAGCTTTAGAAATAGTCGAAGTAGATAGCAGCGGGAGTGTGACGATTTCACTTCATCAAAGCCCCAAAGATGGGCAGCAAATAATTGTTAAAAGAATGGGTAGTGGTGCGGTAACTGTAAACACAGCAGGCTCTGAAACAATCGACGGGTCTGCAAGCAAATCAATTGGCAGTCAATACGATTCATTGCGAGTCGTGTTTCTGGATGCCAGCAGCGAATACTTGGTAATTTGAAATGGCAACAGCATCGGAACAAAACAAAGCCACTTTATCTAAGTGGTTCAATACCCTGACAAGCGAACAAATGGCAGCCTTTTTGATTGACGGTCAGGCTGTCGAAAACTTCTTAAATTCAGCGTTGTATCGCGAAGATTTGTTCGGAGATGCTATCGATTCGATTAATTTTGAAAACGCTGACGGAGATTTAGAGCGTGTTGATGCCGCGCTTGGTCGATATATTCCTCAGTTGTCGGATGATGAACGATACGGCACTACCTGGCGAGGTGCGCGTCCCACCAATTCACCAATTGATGCAGAAGATATCCGCGATATCTATGTCCAGGAATTTTTGCGAAGGGTGGCTGGCGTGCCAACTTATGAACAGGCCGATCTAAATGAAGACGGGAGTATTAGCCAAGCTGAAGCAGCAATCGATTTGGAAAAGCTGGGAGAATTAATTGCCTCAGACACTCCAGGTACTCGCTCAGACATCCTAGGGCAAGTATTTGGCGACTACATCTCGCCCGACAACCCGTTAAGCGAAGAGCTAATCGAAACGCTACTTGGAAAAATACCAAATTATATTGAATCAGATGATGCAAGTATTGACGATCTCACGGATGAGCAGAAAGCTGCGTGGGAGTTGTTGAAAGAAAACGATCAAGACATGAGTACCGTTGGGATTCTGGCAGGCATTTTTGGGCCAGATATTTTCAACCCAGGAGATATAAGTCTAAAAAGAGAATTGATAAATTTGATTCTTTCTCCTTGGGGTAAAAATTTCGATGACTTTCAAAATGACTTAATGCAAGAAAATGAAGGCGGCAACAACCCAGGCGGCAACAACCCAGGCGGCAACAACCCAGGCGGCAATATCCCTGGCGGCAACGACGATGGTAACAACGACAATGACAATGGTGGTGGCATGGACTTAAGATCAATATGGGATTGGATTACGGAGACTTTTGGCCCTGGGCTTGATCCAAAAGACCAGAGCATAATTGATTTGATCAACATAGCACTAGGCGATCAATCCCAAACAACTGATGTCGATGTCACAGGAGGGGATCAAGACCAAACGACTGATGTCGATGTCACAGGAGGAAATCAAGACCAAACAACTGATGTGGACAGCACATCAACCAGCGACAGCACATCCACCAGTGACTCGACCAGCGACAGCACATCCACCAGTGATTCCTCCGTTGGCGATCAAACAACGACAATTGGCGATCAAACGGTAGATGCGAGGTCAGGCGATGTTATTGGTGGCGACACGCAGGTCGATGCCACAGTTACTTCAGGCGATGTTATTGGTGGTGATACGCAGGTAGATACGAGGTCGGGCGATGTTACTGGTGGTGATCAGCAGGTAGACGTTGGGGGGCAATCCATAGGCGACACGATTACCGATGTCGTAAACACATTCGTGCAAAATGCGCCGGACGTTGTTGGTGCAGCTATCAGAGATGAGATAGCCAGAAAATATCAAGCTGATCAGCTTAAAGCCGCTAGTGATGCTGAACTAGCATTGCTGCGCGATTTGATG